GGCAGGTAGAGAGAAAGCCAAGCGAAGAAGTGCGCTTTGGGTATATAGGAGGCAACCACCACGCATTAGACGTAAGAGAGTCCACAATCAACCTTGAGGGCTATCAAGGCTATGTGGCAGAGGTAGATGGCTACCCCGATATTATGAAGGCAAGCCATAGGCTGCCAACGATGCCACCAACACACTACCACAAGCTCTACGAGTTCTTTGATGTAAGCCTCGTACCGCTTACGACATCCGAGTTTGCCAAGTGCAAGTCGCACCTAAAGATGCTTGAGGCAGGGTTCAGCAAGTGCGCTCTGATAGTGAGCAACACACAACCCTATTCACCTTATATCACCAAAGAGAACTGCATTGCCATCAAGCACCCAAGCGAATGGGCAGGAGCAATCAAGAGGCTCAAAGAAAACCCCAACCAAGTGGCTGACCTAACGGAATCGTTATATGAGTATGTGCAGGACTTCACGATGGATAAGATAAACGAACTGCGATGCTTTACATAGTCACGCCCTGCTCACGCCCTCATAACCTCGTGAGGCTAAAACAACATATCCCTGCCTATGCAACGTGGGTTGTGATGATAGACGCAAATTGCGACTTCAAGGGAGCAACAGGCGCATCAATCACACACTACTCTACACGCACAGGTACCGCAGGCCACCCCCTCCGCAATGAGTTCCTTGAGTTGTATGCTGACTCCTTTACCAAAGAAGATTGGGTGTACTTCTTGGATGATGACAACATCTTGCACCCAAAGTTCCTTGAGGAGTGGAGCAACTTGCATTCCCTTGATTGCTCTATCGTAACGTGGGGGCAAGTAGGTAGGCTCCGCCCTACCGACCAACCAAGAGTCGGCAACATAGACACCGCCTGTTATATGTTTAAGCCATACGACCTGCCCAACCTACGCTTTGAGATGACCTACGAGGCAGATGGTACCTTTGCTCAAGCAGCATCCGAGCAAGGAACACTTATCTGCGTAGAGCAGTACCTTTGTTATTATAACGCACTAAAATGAAAACGAGCAAACAAATAGACGGGTGGTTTAACCACCAAGCAGCATACGACTACCTCCTTGCCAATATGCCCGAAGACGGCACCTTCGTAGAGTTGGGTGCGTGGCTCGGTAAGTCATCAGCCTACCTCTGTGACAAGGCCACCCATCAAAATGTCACAATCATAGATTCCTTCAAAGGAACGGCAGAGTACATAGACTCCTACTACAAGCTCGCCAAGACCAACGACATCTACGAGCTGTTCTTGGAGAATATGGGTTCGCGTAATTACAATGTAATCAAAGGAACATCCAAAGTAGCTGCAAAAATGTTTCTGAACGAATCCCTTGACGTGGTATTCATAGACCTTGACCATTCCTATAAGGCGGTAAAAGAGGACATCAAGCTATGGCTACCCAAAGTAAAGAAGGGAGGCTTCATCGCAGGAGATGACTACCACGAGAATTGGAAGGGAGTAATCCAAGCGGTAGATGAACTGCTGCCTCGTGCTACGTTCATTGATGACTGTTGGATTTACCAAAGGTGAAGAACCACACAAAGGTCTATCTCAAAGGGATTGGCTACGATACAAATTCGTGGATAGCCTGCGAAGTATGTGGAGGTACTGCGGTGGACATCCATCATCTAAATGCAAGAGGTATGGGTGGAAGCAAAATTGCTGATACCATAGAAAACCTGATGGCATTATGCAGGGCTTGCCACCACGAGGCTGACTTCGGAACCAAACTAAAGAAGGACTACCTTTATGAAGTCCACAACCACCACCTATCAAAAAGAGTTATTTAGATACAACCGAAAATAACGGAACTGAACGGATATGAAAGATGACAAAGGCAGGTTCATAGCAGGCAACACAGGAAGGCCAAGCGGAACACCAAACAAGACCACCAATAAAATACGAGAGGCATTCCAAACCCTCATAGAAGCCAACCTTGAGAATATGACCCTATGGCTCACCCAAGTTGCTGCTGATGACCCGAAGGGCGCACTTGACCTGTTGAACAAGATGGCAGAGTACACAACTCCCAAACTCGCAAGGGTGGAGAACTCACACGAAGTATCGGATGAGCTAACCAAAATTAAAGTAGAGATTGTCCGAGCTAAACCTCAAGAGTAGCGAACTCTTTGAGAAGAACTACACCGCCCCAACTCGGATAGTAGTTAATCAAGGCGGCAGCCGTTCGGGTAAGACCTACTCGCTTTTGCAGATGCTCATCGTGATGGCGATGGAGGATAGGGGCAAGGTGTATTCTATCGTGCGCAAGTCGCTGCCCTCTCTAAAGATGACGGCCTATCGTGACTTCTTTGAGATACTAAATGCCAACGGTCTCTATGATGAGGCACGGCATAACAAGAGCGACTACACCTACGAGCTGAATGGCAACCTCTTTGAGTTCATAAGCCTTGACCAACCGCAGAAAAAACGTGGAGCAAGACGTGACTACCTATTCTGCAACGAGGCCAACGAACTTACTTGGGAGGATTTCTTTCAGCTCTTGATTCGTACCACAGGCAAGATATGGGTTGACTACAACCCCTCTGATGCGTTCCATTGGATTTACGATAAACTACTGACAAGGGATGACGTTACCTACATCCAATCCACCTACCTTGATAACCCGTTCTTGGATGCCTCTATTGTTGAGGAGATAGAAAGGCTGCAACATACGGATAATGACTATTGGAGAATCTACGGACTCGGAGAACGTGGTATGAGCAGAGCCACCATCTTCCAATACGGGCAGGCAGAGATACCAACGGATGCAACGCTCCTATGTCACGGCCTCGATTTTGGTTACACGAATGACCCAAGCGCACTTGTGGCAGTTTACAAGTCGGGGGACAATCTGTATGTGGATGAGCTTATCTACCGCACAGGTATGACCAACCCCGACATCAGCAACGTACTTGCCTCACTTGGCCTTGATAGACGTACGGAGATATATGCTGACTCTGCTGAACCCAAATCTATTGAGGAGCTGCATCGTATGGGATGGAACGTGAAACCCACGCAGAAGGGCGCAGATAGCATCATAGTGGGCATTGACGTGCTGAAGCGACATAAGCTATTCGTAACACCACGAAGCAGCAACCTAATCAAAGAGCTTCAAAACTACAAATGGGTAGAAGACAAGAACGGCAACCTGCTCAATAAACCGATTGATGCATTCAACCATTGCTTTGTTGGTGATACGCTTATTACTACCCTACGAGGGCAGGTAGCAATTAAAGACGTTACCGCTTGGGATATGGTTCTTACATCAAGTGGCTACAAGCGTGTCGTATGTAAGTTTGATAACGGATTGAAACAAGTGAATACATACTTGATTCAGTTCGGCACGATTGTTGTTGAATTGACTTGTACTGAAAGTCATAAAATAAAAACAACAAACGGATGGAAACAAATCAAAGACCTAAAGAAGGGAGATGTACTGTACCTACACAAGAGTTTAACGGGAAGCAATACTACCTATACCCCAACGAGCGATACTTCAGCAAGGGTGTCAAGAGACTTCATAGGGTTGTATGGGAACACTACAATGGTAAAATACCTAAGGGGTATCACATTCACCACGTTGACGGCAATACTCAAAACAATGCCATTGAGAATCTACAACTCATTGAGGCTACAGAGCATCTTAAGATGGAGGGAAGGCTGCGCTCGCAAAATAAAGAATGGTTTGAGTCTTTTTGGAAGGCAGGTGTTGAGTCCGCTAAATCTTGGCACGCATCTAAAGAGGGGATTGAATGGCATAGCATTAGCGGCAAAAAGTCTTGGGAGTCTCGTGAATACAAAACTCTTGAATGTCAGCAATGCGGAACGCACTACCAAACCCGTCACGCAGGAGCTTCAAAGTATTGTCATCCTAACTGCAAAGCAAAAGCATTACGGGCAAGAAGAAAGGGTCTATGACCTTATGGTGGCCGAATGCCACGAGTATTACGCAAATGGTGTCCTTGTTCACAACTGCATAGATGCGCTGCGGTACGCAACGTATAACAAGTTGAGCCGCCCTAACTTTGGAAGGTATGCCATACGCTAAAACTAAAAGGTTATTTTAATAATGGAACTGAAGGTAATTGTACCCACCTCCCTGTCGGAGATCACGCTTGACCAATACCAACGCTTTGCGAGGTTAGAGGGCGATGAGGAGTTCTTGACCCACAAGATGCTTGAGATATTCTGCGGAGTGCCTCTTTCTGACTTGCCCAACGTAAAGTTCGCAAGCGTAGCCAATGTGATGCGCCACATCAATACGATGTTCAGCGAGAAGCCAAACCTAAAGACGGAGTTCACGATGGGCGGTGAAACCTACGGGTTTATACCAAACCTTGAGGACATCACCTTTGGGGAGTATGTGGATTTGGATAATTATATGGGTGACATACAAGAGCTGCACAAAACGATGGCAGTCCTGTACCGACCCATCACCGAGCGCATAGGCAAGCGGTATGCTATTGAGCCATACGAATCAGCATCCAAATACTCCGCATCAATGAAGGATGCGCCAATGGATGTTGTGATGGGGGCGTCGGTTTTTTTTTGGCGTTTAGGAAACGAACTACTGCTCGCTACCCTGACCTCTTTGGAGAAGGAGAAAACGAGTACTCCGCAGAGTCCCAATTCGGTAGAAAGTGGGGATGGTATTCTTCCTTCCATCAGCTTGCTCAAGGAGATGTTACAAGATTTGAACGAGTCGGAAGGCTTGGCGTTCACGAAGCCCTTACCTTTCTCGTTTTTGAAAAAGAGCGCATAGACGTTGAACGCAAACAATTAGATAAGATAAAAAAATGAGACAGTTCTACGACATCACCACCAAGCTAAAAGATACCCTTGAAGCCAATAGCCAAGTCAACGTGGTAACGACAGGGGATATTTTTGACATCGACCTGAACAAGCAGACCATCTTCCCTTTGTCGCATATCATCATCAACCAAGCAACATTTGAAGGACAAATAGTACGGATGAATGTAAGCATTGTTTGTATGGACTTGGTAGATGAGACCAAAGAGAACCCACGCTTGCAGGCAGAGCCGTTCTACGGCACGAGCAACGAGCAAAACATACTGAACACCCAACTCGCAGTAATCAACGATGTGGTGACAGAACTGCGCAGGGGTACTCTGTACACCGACCTTTATC